GGCAGCGTCCCAACCGCCGAACAGGCTGGCTATATAACCAAAAACCAAACCTAAAACTGTGCAAATTGTTTCTTTCATAATTAACCAACCTCGCTTTCAGATATAAATATTTAGGGCCAGGCTTTTGCCTGACCCTTTTTCAAATCAACCTATACCTCGGCTGCTCTCCACAGCCAAACCAATAACTCCACCAATCGAATATCACAATCGCTGGCACCGCCAAAACACACCAAAGCAATGCAAACCTCGGGCATATCTGCCCCCAAAGGTTGCCCCACAGGCCGGAATAATCCCATATACCCAACCCCAACCAAACGTTAAGTATTAGCCCGGCCACCAGCTCCGCCGCCGTAATCGTCAACCCGCCAATCACTCCCTGCAAGGACAAAGGTAAATGCCAAGGCATAACTTCATTGGTTAAATCCAGCGGTATACAGAGCAATGCGGCCAGCACTATCATTGTCCAGTGGGTATGCCCGTGGTGGATAATCTCCAGCAAGCCGTAAAGCAAGCCGCCAATCAACCAACGCGGCAAATGCGGCCACAGGCTACAGTTATTTACTCTCAGTTTCAACACCTCCCAGAATATTTGCCATATTAGCTGCCAAATCCTCAGGCAGAGCTGTGCCATAAGTAATGGCCTGCACTTCCTCCACTGTTTCACAGCGGCGAACCCAAGCGGCCAGATGATTGTAATAGGTGGTATGATACAGCTTATGGCTAGCCGCACTCTGGGCCAGCTGACGAATATCTGCCGCTGGAAAGACAGCGCACAGCTGGCCGTCCAGGTGATAAGGATAGCCAGCTGCTCCCTGCTCCACCGCATTTAAGGCCGCTGTTAGATTAATTTGATCCTCAGCTGTTAAGGATATATGTCCAGAAGCAGCTGACAATTCCACATCGCAACCGGCAATAATGGCTTGGCTGCAAGCAGCGGACAATTCAGCCAGTTTAGCAGACTGAACCTCAGCCAAAGTTACTACTGGTTTTCGCGCTTCCCGGTCGGCTTCAATCTCAGCCTCATCTCTGGCAACCACCTGCTCGCCATCCCATTTGTAAAGTGGAACCATATCCCAAGTATAAAGGCTGGGATTTTCCTGTCCGTCAGGCCAAAGCCTAAACTGATAGCCGCCCTGCTCGTTAATGCAGATAGCGTTTTCTGTAGCTGGAGCAAATGCGTCAGACCAGCCTTTAACAATTCTGTTTTGTTCGTCCACTTCGATAAAGTGCTGATTGTAAAACGGCTCAAAATCAATTTCTGCTTCCTCAATTATAGCGTCTGCAAAATCTAATTCGTTCATCTCAGACCTCCTTTATAAATCTGCTGATATATCTATATAGCTTTCATCAGCAATATAAGCAGTAGAGCCAACCCCAATAGTATTAACTTGCGCGTCACCAAAATTCATTACGCATCCATTTTTACTAGGAGAATCGATAAATTCTGGAGTTGTAAATACAAACGGTCCATACACACCTGTATTATCACTGGCTCTAACAACATACATAGATTGCGCAGTTATTGTTGGAGTTGTTCTTTTCGGTGTATAAAATAAATTAGCTACTAAGCTATTCGTCTTATTGTTAAACAATATAAACCCTCGTGGTAAATACAATCGTTCAAAATACCTTTGGCACTTTGCCAACTCAAGCACTTTATTTGGCGGTGGGTCGTTCAATATCCAGTTGCCGTTCTCATCTTTATGTGCAAGGGTCTGAACAGGGCCAAGTTCGAGTTTCATAGCCCTAATTTCTAACGTACCTGCTAGTGCTTGTCCTGCAACAGTAGGATATAGTTGTGCTCTAATTGCTTCAGGGCTATTGTCAGATATTGTAAGAGAAACAATATTCCATACTGTACTAGCAGACATATCCGTGGAGGCTTTCCAGGTGCCTTTTGCGTCATAAATTGCGATTGTACTGGTTTGACTTGAATTTTTATACATAACACTGAGAGTTATTAACCCAAGTTCCTTAAAATTAAATGGCAATAGTTGCCCCCAATTAGCATATGCGTTTGATGTATTAGAAACACTTAGACTTATGTAATCTTCAAAAATTTCCACCTTATCTATAAGACTATTTTTCCATCTGTCAATCGTATACCCAGTATCTGTATACTCTGTCTGCCCTCTTTGGTTAATAATATAGTCTTTATCTGCCCAGTAAGCATTATCCAGCAAATTAGGATTACTATGCTGACTGCCAACAAATTCACCAGTACTTGGACTATATTGACTGCACAAAAGATATTGCAGGTCATAATCAGGCGGGTCGTTGGGCACCCAGTTGCCGTCCGCATCCTTATGAGCAAGGGTTTGCTGGTCGCCAAGTTCGAGTTTGACGGCTATTGCCTTTATAGTACCATTTAATTGATATATTGGTATAATGCCTTTATACGAACTCGATATTGCATTAAATGTTAAAATGTTAAGGCCAACAGCCAAAGGTTTTACAATACCATCATATGTTGTCATACTCGCACTGCCAGTCAACTCTTCGACTAAAATGGACAAAGTGTATTGCTGCTCAATCTTGAAATAAGATTCTTCAAAAACCTGCTGAATATATCCATTTACCGTACTGCTTAACTTAATATTGTTGGCTTCTAATGTTAATATACCCTGTGTTTCCCACCTATCAATAGTATAGCCTGCATCTGTATACTCACTCTTGCCATTCCTATTTACAGGTTTGCGAAAATCCCCATTTATAAGCAGGTTGGGATTGATATGATACCCCCGCCGTTTCAAGGTTTCTGCCAATTCCTCAAAAGTTACCCAAGCCCCAGCCGGCGGTTTTAATTCCACATTATAACATTCCGACAAGGCAATAACAACCGGGTATCTGCGCACGTCTACCGCCTGACCGTTATATGCCGCCACATACTGCGGATAATCGCCCATTGTAGCATAATACAGCAGAATTTCGCCATTGTCCGGGTCGTTAGCATAAACGCCAAACTCATTCAGCCAAAAGCCCTCGGCCAGCCCGCCATTCAAATCATTACGATATTCCACGATAAAGCTGACCTGCTTATCCTCAACCTGCGGAACTGTTGACGTGGCCAGAGCCACCGGCCGTACAAGCTCAGTTATTTCTCCGGGGTTTACCCCCTCCGGTACCTTGCCGCTACCAACCATTATTTTGCTTATTTCCAGCTTATCCCCAGCCAGCAGCTTGGCCAACAAATGCCAGCCCTGTTTGGTTATTGTAAATCCGGCTTCCATTTCATCTCACCTCTCCTTTTATTTCCGACAGCTCCGTTTCCGAAATACTGCCCCTCTCTGCAGCCGCAAAGATATTTTCTGCAAAACCCTGCCGCCAAGCTAACTGTGGCAAATCTGTCAGCATAATATTTTCCGCCTGCGCCGCAACGTTTATATTCTGCTGCATTGGCTGTTCCCAGACCAGCTGCGGAAGTTCCGTGCTTATTAAACTGCCGCATATTACCCCAACAGCGTAAATTGGCTCCTTTACCGGCGGGAATATAGCAGCCAGTTCTATTATTGTATTAGCAGGTCTTAAGGATAACAGCATAGACTTAATATCTCGCAGCAGTACTTCCGGCTCCGGCAGCAAATCGTAATCCAGCTGAATGTTCAGCACATAGTCCTCCAACCGTTCACTGTGTCCCTCCGGCCCGCCCAAGCCGTCCAACCACTCCCGCAGCCAGCGCAGCGTGTAAGGCGGCTTGCGCAGCCAAGCCGCCAAAATCCGGGCCCGGCGCACCGCCAAACTATCCCCAGCTTTAGGGTAAAGCCCCAACTCCCGCTCCCAAACGGCCAGCCCCGCCGCGTCCGCCTCTGCCAAAAACTGGTTGCCCAGCACCCGGCCCAACCCCTGCCAGGCCAGCCGAATTTCCGGCTCGGTTGCCGCATTAATCTGCTGAAAATCCAACACCTGCCGCACAACCGGCGGCAAATAATCCAGCAGACGCCGCTCCTCATTCTTCAGATTATATTCTATCGGGTCAAAATCAACCAATCAAGTCGCCCCTTTCCGGGATACTGTCCGGCCCCAGCGGCAAATTAGCCTCCCGGCCATTAATCTTAGTGCCGCCAATATCCGCAACCATCGTGGCGCAGCCAGCCAAAATCCGGCTCTCAATCTGGGATATGCGCACCGTCAGAAATTCAGCCTCCGCCCAACTGGCGGCCAGCTCAGCATAGTAAGCGTCCAACACCTCCTCCACATAGCCTTTCGCCGTTTCCCAATCCCAGCCAGGGTTATACGTCAAATGCAGCTCCAGATTAACCGCCTCCGCCTGCACTCCCTCCACTTTAACCACGTGACCAATCGGAGCCAAACCCAACCCCTCGCCAGCGTTCTGCTCCGGGTCAAGCAGCTCCTGCACCTGCTCAATTAACTCCGCCGTTGGCACGCTGCCGTCCGCGGCCAACAAAACCAGCCGCACCGCTCCGCCAACAGTCAGCAGCTTATCCGAAGCCGCAGTGTAAACAGCCCGCAGCCAGGCCGCCACAGCCTGCGGCAGCCCGTCCAAATTGGCCGCAACCCAAGCCTGCACCTCCGGGCCGGGCAAAAACTCCGCCGGCCGCAGATTTTCATTCCACACCGGGTGCACCTTAACCCCGCCCACGCCCGGCATAGCCAAAACCTGCTCCCGGTAAGCCGCCTGATTGCCGCCAAAAGCCTGCGTCTGAAAGCTATCCAAAACCCGCTGCCGGAAAGCCTCCGTTTCCTCCTCGTCCTCGCCGGGAATAAGCAGCTCCACCAGCTCCGCCCGGCCCAGGCCGTCGATGTAATCAATCGGTATCAGCTGGCCGCTGTAAGCGTTGGCCTGCCGCCCCGGCGTTTCACATTCCGCCCGGTAAGCCAGCTCGTCAATTTTGGCCATGACTACAAAATTCAAATCCCCACAGGAAAAGCGGCTCCCCAGCGGCACGGCGCAGTCAAACTCCGCCCGAAAATGCGCCGCGCTGGCCGCCTTGGGCGCAAGCCCCCTCTCCGCCGCCCGCTTAATCAGATATTCCCTGGGCGCGGTGGAGATGTAGCCCGCTTGCAGCACAAAATCCAGCCCCAGATAAAGCAAAGCCAGCTCAGCCATCGCCGGAGCCACCCCATCCCAGAGCATTGAGCCCTCCCGCTTGTCCATATTGTCCGGCAGCCGCCCCAGCGCACTTTGCAGCAAAGCCGGGTAACTCTTATCCTCAAACATCAAAAATTCACCCTCCTTTCCGCCTGCAAATCGCCAAACACCGTCTGCACCACAAAGCTGACCGCCAACACACCTTTAGTCGGCTGGCTAAATGTGAAATTGCCAACACCGGTTATGCGTTCATCCTGCATAAGGGCTTCGGTCAGCCTGCGCTCAATTTCCGGGCAGACAAACGAGGTGGGCTGCCCAAACAAATCAGCCAGCTCCACGCCGTAATTGTAGGAGTATATCAAGTGCTGATAACGCTCCGTGTTGATGATTTTATACACTGCCTGCCGCACCGCCGTCAGGCCCTCGGCCCGGCCCCGCACCCTATCGTCGCCCTCCTGTAGGTTCAGCCGGTGCGTCAGGCTGGGCTGCTCAGCTTTCGTTAGCTCCTGATTAAGCAATGGCGTAATCGCCGGTATCACATCACCACTCCCCTTTCGTTTGCGCCGGCTCCAGCCTGTCCAGCACCAGATATTTCTGGCCGCCCTGCCAGCGCAGCAGCAGCACCTTTTCCCCCACCTGCAAACCGTTGCACAGCCGCAGCTTCTTGCGCCCCTTGATGGCGTGCTTGTGGGTAGTGTCCAGATTGCCATTGTCTGAGCTGTCCGACTCGCTTCGCAAGCTCCGCTCGCTGGACTCCCTTTGGTCGCCGCCGCTGGTGTATGTGTCGATTATGCCGTGAGTGTGCCTGCCGTCCATAAAGCTATCGTTTTCGGTGTAGGCCTTAATTTCAATATCCACAAATCTATCCTGCACTGCGCCGGTCAGCTCCAGCTGCTCCGCCTCCAGCGGCAGTTTTTGGTCGGCCATAATTTGCAGCGGCTGCACGCTGGTCACCTGGCCATAGCACAGGGCCGCCGGCTGCCCGGCCGCCACCGCCTCCAGCGCCGCGCGTTTTATCGCCTGCAAAAGTTCCATATAATCCGCCATTTCTCACCTCCTAGGCGATAAACTCGCCGCCTCTTAACGTCAAATCCATCAAATGCTCGCTTTCCCGGAATGTGTGGGTCACTTTCTCAACCAACATCAGCGTGTTGGCGATAATATCCCCCAAATCCAAGGCCACGCCAATCAGGCAACCGGCGCGAACTCTCACGTCCCCCAAAGCCTGGTTTATCTTGAGTTTGCGCGTTTTGCTGTTGTAAAGCTTCAGCAAAGCCTCCGCCTTGGCTTGGCCGTTTTCACCCTCCTTGAGGGTGTCAAAAAATTGCAGTTTGCCCCAAAGCTTAATATGCTCGCTATCCCCAGCCTCATATTTTTTCTGCTGCTCCTCGCTAACCAGCTTAATTTGGTTGTAGGTCTGTTCGTCAATGCTGCTGGTGTAGTCAAAATTCTCCGCTGCCGCCGCGTTGATGAGAATATCCAGCCGCATTTGGGCGATGTTCTTCAGCTTCAGCCTGCCGCAGTCGTCGTAAAGCACGAACATTTGCCCCTTGTTGGTCAGCTCCAAATCCAGGGCCGTTTCAATCATATCCAACAGGGTCACGTTGAATTCGCTGCGCCAAGGGATAGTGTAGGTAGTCGGCGCAATCTCGCCAATTTGCAGGTTGTTATCGGCGGCAATCAGTTTGACGACATCTGAGGCCAGCATATTTTTGTACCGCAAAACGTCTTTATTCTTCAAATAGCGAATTTGGTCGTAGGCCGTGCACTCAATGGCCCCCTCCTTATCCCGCCGCTTGCTGAAAATGTAGCCCTGAAACAGCGGCTTGCCGTCCGCAAACAGCCGCACCATTGAGCCCTCGGCAAAGCCGCCCAAATCGGCCATTGCCTTATCTTTCAGCACCGTAAATTTAAGGGTGGCCGGGGAGCCGCGGCGGCGGCTGCTCAGCTGCACGCCCTCAGCCACCGGCGGATACATCGTTCGGCCTTTTTCATTGGTGATTAACAAAGTTACTGCCGCCATATCGCCCTCCTTAGCTCGCTCGGCTCCGGGGCATTTTCCGCCGCCCTGGCCGTCTGTACCGTATAGACCGCCTGCCCGTTTTGTTCCGTCACCGCCATTGTCCGGGTGCCAAAATCCTTATATTGCTTTAAGCGGATTTTCACCTGCACGTCAAAGCCGCTTTTGGCGTTTTCAATTATGCTGTAATCCTCCAAACTCACCTTAATATTATTGCTGAACAAAACCCGCCCGTCCGGCATAGCGCGGGACACAATGAACTGAAATGGTTGGCGGCTCGCTTTCAGCCGCTCCAAATGCGCCAGATAGTAAACTGCCGGCTTAAAGCCACCGGCATAAACGGCAAAAGGATAGCGCACCTGGGGCAGCAGACATTCAAACTCAATTTCCGTCAGCCCGGCCCGCTTCAGCAGGTTTATTTCCCCTTGGTCGATTAAAACATACGTGCTATTTTGGTTGGCAATGCTTATTTTCAACTCGCCAGGAGCCACCGGCAGCTGAACGCCGCCCAGATAAAAATCGTATTGGCTCATATATGCACCCCCTCTGCCGCTATTTCCACCGCTTCATTCACACCGTCCAAAATTCGGGTCACAATGCCGTCCAAATCGTCTAGCTTGTTAATTTGGTTGGTTATGCCGCCCATATCCACCACGATTTCCGCCGTGGTGAATTGGTTCACTGCCTCCCGTTCCGCCAAATCCCGCAGGTATTGCAAATCCTCGTCGGTCATTTCCAGCTCGCGCGATATATCTCCCGTGTTGGCGGCAATTTGGCTCAGGCTGTCGTCCATATTATCCCAAGGTGCATTGTTTAGCATTTCATAGGCGGACAAGTCCAGCTCCTGCACGCCAAACAAATTCAGGTTATCGCCCCAGTTAGCTCCTGCAGCAAACGCCTCAGCAGCCCAACCCTCCTGAAACACATCATAAGTATTCCAGCCCTGACTAATCGCCGCCCCAACGTCCAAATATTCCTTTTGCCGGTTAGCCGCCAAAGCCGCCTTATTAGCAAACTCGTTGGCCCTAGAGGTTAGCCCGGAGTAATCAAAATCCACAAACGGCAGGCTGTTCAAACCCTCGGCAATTCTAGCAATGCCATTCAGCAGCTTGCTAACAAAGGCATAAAATTTTTCCTGAATGCTGGCAAAGGTATTTTCAAAGGCAATCCCAATATTACCGACACATGTCCAAAAAGCGTTCCAGATTGCCAACCCAGCGTTTACAGCCACCCGCGTTAAGTTCACCAGCAACTGCCAAACAACGCTTACACAACCGGCAACCGCTCCCAGGGTGGTTTGCGCTGCGCCGGAAGTTTTAGCCAAATAGGCGCAAAAAGCCGTCAAAGCAGCAACACCAGCAAGAATACCAGCAACTACCCAAGTTATTGGACTGGTCAAGAGTGCAGCATTAAAACCGTATTGAGCAGCCGTTGCTGCATAAGTTGCAGCAGTTTCACTACCGATAGCAACAGCATGAGCGTAAGCAAAAACAGCAGCAATACCTTTTTGAATATTACTTGCCATCGTGACAATTTTATAAACACCAAGTGCCGCCACAGCTCCATAAACCAGCGGAGCAACCCACGCCCAGTTATCCACCAAGGCCCCGGCCACGCCAACCCCTGCTTCCACAACCCAGGATAATATGCCAAGCAGATTGTTAAAGCCGCCAGCAACTCCCTGCACAACTCTTTCAATCGTTGGCCAGTTATTCTGAAAAGCCCCAACCACCAGCATTACATAAGGATACAAACCCAGACCAACCTGCTCCTGCAAATCGCTGAATGCGTTTTTTAGCTGAATAATCTGCCCCTGCGGCGTATTGCTCATAGCTTCATACAAGCCGCCCCAGCTCTCAACAATCACCTGATTAATGGCTGCCGCCGCCTGCATATCCTGGGACATAGCCACGTATTCCGCACCCAACTGTTCAGCTATCATCGCTTGGCTGGCTGTGCCCTCAATGATTGCCTTTTGAGCGTCGCTGAACTCAAAACCTTTTTTAGTCATAGCGTCATAGGAACCGGTCATCACTTTACCAAGCCCGGTGGCATAATCGGTCATCTGCTGGGCGCTCAGCTCGCCGCCGCTCATTCCGACCGCATAATTAGAGAGCGTGTCCATCATACTCAAAACCGCATCGCCGTCTGTAAAGTAAGTGGAAAGCTCAGCCGCACCGGCAATCATAATCTCATCGCCGTAAATGCCCCGGCTTTGAATTGCCGCCGCCTCAGCCAGAATATCGTCATAATAATCGGCCATTCCCATATTACCAGCCACCGTGGCCAGCTGCACCTGAGCATTCATCTGCGTATCAAATGATTGTATGCAATCCTCAAAAAAATCAAAGGCTTTACGGATAGTCGCCACGCCTAAAAAGGCCCGAACCGCCCCGGAAATTACATCATGTAAATTGCCAGCCGAATCAACACCCTCTTCAATAGCGTCGTTAAAATTACCCTGCTCATCAGTGTTATCTCGGATATAGCTTTCCAAGCCGCTGACCGTCTGGGATAATTGCAGATAAGCCTCATTGGCCAACTGCATATCCATATCGTCCACAGCAGCGTTTAGGCGCTCCTGCTCCTGCACAGCAAGCGCCAACTGCCCACGCATACGCTCCAGTTCTTGATTGGCCACATCTGTGCCAAAATTCAAAGGATTATTACCAATCTGATAAACCTGCTGCCAAATAGACTGCAAGCGATTTTGCATATTATCAAAATCCGCCAGCGCGCTGTCCGGCAGCCAATCGGTGGTTCTGGCCGCTGCCGCAATTTGCATTTGCGTGTTATACAAAACGTTTAAATCGCGGTTGGCGCTGGCCAGCTCCTGCTGAAACCTCTCCAACCCCGCGCTAGTAAACACCGGCATTGTATTGCTTTGCCACCGCCAAGGCAAATCTACAGGCTCCGACTGCGGCAAGGCAGGAGTTAACAATTCGGGCGGCGCCATATTTTGCAAAGCCGCGTCCAACTCCTGAACTGCAAGCGACGCTTGATTTGCATAATCATATAGGCCCTCAAATACCGCAGGTTTAATTGGACTATTTACAGTTGACTGCATTTCCGCCATAACTGAAACTGTCATATTCACAGCATTTACAATATTATTCAAAATGCTGCTAAAATTATCTTCCAGGGCAATCGCCGTTTTAATTGTGGCCATTATCCATCACCTCCTCAGATAAAATTTGAGTATAACAAACGCCGCCGTTTTCGAGGGGAACGGCGGCGCACTATTGCTTCGCTTAATAATACCGCCGCTAATATACAAGCGACGGTATTATATTAAATTGTTAAAAATCATAAATCAACAACAGGTGCTTCACCAGGGCCGGGGCAAGCCGTCAGTGGTCTATATTTTTCAATAAGTTTATCAGCTTTTACAACAACCAGCTCAAACAATTCATCATCTCTCAGCTTAAAATGTAGATTCTCTAAAGTATTATCTTTCTTATATGTGATAATAAGAAAATGTTCAACAGTTATAATCTCTTTCTTTTTGGCCTTACCACCAAGCATAGCTCCAGGAGCCCCAAAAAGCATTGCTCCAGCAATAGCGCCGCCGGGGTTGCTTACCATAGTGTTTTCTACATTCTTCTTAAACGGAAGTTGAAAATCAACAATCTTATTATAAGCCAGTTTAAATTCTTTGCTATACTCTCCGCCAGTCTTAATTATAATGCCGTCTTCTTCAAAAATAACACGACAATACGCTCCCTCGTGCAAAGGCAGGCCTGAAATATGCACAGCAGGCAAGGAACGCTTTTTCAGCTCTTTTTGCTCCCGTGTTTCACCAAACATAAAAACAACCCCTTTCTGCTTAAATGATAGCATTTTCAATTAATCCTGTCAAGCAAAAAGAAGATAGCCTTATCGCCTGCGCCTCCTCCGGCCTTTATTCGCCAGCTTTTTCTCCTGCTCCCGGTCGGCCTTGGCCTTAATTTGCACCGCCGCCACCACAAAAGCCTTTTCCTGCTCATCCATCCCAAGCAGCTTATGCGGCAAAATATGCAACTTCAGCAAAGCATAATAAGCCAAATTAGCCTCCCAGTCGCCGGATTCAATCAGTTTTTTGCCTCGTCCACCTTGTCGTCAAAGGAAATATTAAACCCCTGGAATTTCTGCACAAAGGCCGCCAAATCGTTATATTCGCCAGGGTCGTCCACCATAGCCAGCAGCAAATCCTCCGGCGTGGCCACGCCATAAGAATCCTGCAATTCGCTGTCATACAAATCCGGCTCCGCCACCGATTCTGCAATCATTTTGCGAATATATTGACTGGCGTTCAATTTAGGGCGATACATTCCCGGTTTTCCAGTCACCGGCACATCTTTCATACAGTCCTCCCGAATAGCTTCATTCTGAGCGGAGCTGATATGCCGAAACTCCCACGGCAGCGGCTGGCCGTTCTCATCGCAAAGCGACTTGGTAGCCGCGTAAAAAACGTTCTCCTTGATTTTTTTGTTAGCTTTCATAAATCTGGTAAATTTAGACATCTTAAATCTTCCTTTCAATATTAGTTTATATTAGTTAGTCAAAAAGCCTTCCAAATCCTTAAACGCCTCCGGCATCTTAAAATCTTCAAAGGTGAAATCCATCTCCTCGTCCAGATACTCACCGTCCGCGTCAAACTTGGCCAAAATGCCGCCGTCAATGTTGCAGTCCATCAAAATGATGGTCTGCCGCCCCACGCGGGAGGTTTTGTCCTCATTGGAAATCTGAATTTCAAAGTAAATATCCTCGCCGGTTTCATTGTACTGCAACATCATCTGCCGAAAAATAGATGTGTTGTAGTGAAACGTGGCCGAGCCGGTGCCTTTCCAGCCGGAGGCCTTGTTGCCTTTGCCGGTTTTGCCCAAAATCGGCACCTCGGTTTTGTTCTTCTCAAATTTGGCCTCCAGATTAATCGCCTGCATAAAGTTGTATCGCCGGCTGCCAATCGTCACAAAACATTCTGCCAAAGCCGCAAAAACGGTGTCCCTGGCTTTCATTACCACATTGCCATTCATTTAACCAACCCCTTTCTAGTACCTTTAAGCCACGGTGACGGTCATATAAAGCTTGCTCATTGCATTAACCACCGTCACCAAATCAGTAACCACCACGGATTTTTTGCTGTTGCCCGGCTCCACCGTCACGTCAGAATCGGAAAAATTTTCAATCGCCCGAATTTCCTGCAACTGCTCGTGGTGCTTCACAATATCCGACCACAAGGAAACGCGGCCCGCCGCGTCGTTGGGCACCACGCCCAGATACTTAGTATTAAACAGCACGGCAATATCATTGCCAATCTGATCCATCACCCGCACCGTTTGGTTATCCTTAAAAATATCCCCCTGCGTGTCGGAAGTTGTAACCATACTATTAATATCCTCCAGCACCCGAATATCCGCGCCCACCTTGTGCAGCGTAAACTCACCGGCCCGGATAGCCTTTTGCAGCTCGCTTTGGGTGTAATCCGCCGCCACCGTAAATTCCCCGTTGTAAATCCGGTTCTGGTTGCTCCGGTTCACCTCGCAGGCCGCAGAGGCCCCCGTCACCCAGTAAACCAAACTGGCCTCGCTCCAGCCCTCGTCCAACGCCTTATTCTTCACGCTGATAGTGCCGTAATAATCAGCCTTGGCATAATCATAAAGCACCAGCTGAAATTTAAGGCCCATTTCATCACGCAGTCTTTTCACAAAGGCCGCAAACAGCCCCTTGGTGGTATCGTCTGTGACCACCACGCCCATCGTGTTGTAGGTGTAGGCCTCAATCTTATCCAGATAAGCCTGGTAAGCCGTGCCGTCCACCGTGCCGTTCTCGCCGCCCGTCAAAGGCAGGGCCGCGGCTGCCGTCAGCGCTGCGGAAGCCTTAAAGCGCACAAAATCATTGGCCCGCAGCTCCACCGCCCCGGCCACCGTCTGCTCATCCACAATCACCGTGCCCAGCAGCGTTTTCACATCAAACAAAGTGTCATCGTCAACGTTTGCCTGCACCGCAATTTTCAAATCATTGCCGCGCACCCCGCAGTAAAGAGCCTCCGCCAAATCATTCGCCGCCTTGGCGCCGCCGGAGTTCAGCTTGTAGGCGTAAAGGGTTTGCGCGTTCAAAAACAAATCCCGCAGCCCTTTCAATTTATCGTGAGTGTAATCATAGCCGAAAACCTTCAGGCTGTTTTTCTGAAAATCTCCGCTGCTCACCTCAAAAACCTCGCCGTCCGGGCCCCAGTCCAATTCAAGCGGCATTGTGGCAATGCCCCGCTCGGAAAGAGCCGCATTGGCAGAAGCCGCCGACACAAAATTGATATAAGCCCCCGGCAATTCCTTGTTCTGCACCAAAAAGGTGCCGCCTCCCAAAGCCATACTATCTCACCAGTCCTTTCATATAATCTGCAATCATCTTTTCAACTTCCGCAATCGTGTACTGCCCGCCCTCGGCCAGCAGCGCGTTCACAATATCCCGCCGGCCGTGAAAGCGTTCCGCCGCAAGCAGCTGCTCCTTGCTGAAAACCGCTGCCTTAACCGGCTCCGCCGTCTGTTCTTTTTTATTAACCGCCATTCACATCACCCTATCCTTTCATATTAACCTTTTCTGCCAACTCGCCCATAGCCGGCGTGTTGTCCAGACGATATACAAACATATCGTAATTGACAAAGAAATTCAGCACATCGTCAACCACTTCATAGCGCATTTTAAGGCCGCGCGTCAAATCGCCGGCCACGCTAATATGCTCCAAACACCAGTAAAGCCGCTCGGCCACCGCATTACATTCCTCTCTGGCCCGCCCGGTAACCGCCGGAAAATATTGCAGGCAAAATTGATTTTCCCGAAAATAGCGCTTATCAAGAAAAAGCCTGTTGGTGGGATTTACGCAGGCAACAAAAAAGCAAGGCTCCTGCAAACCTTGCGCAACCTCCTCCGTATAAATGGCGTAATCATCGCCAAATTCAGCGTTCAACGCCTGGCTGATAGCGACAATTATTGAGTTTATCACTTCATACATTCCCCCAAAAACTGCTTGATTTTCTTTTGCAACAATCCCGGCGTTATTTTCTGAATGTCCTGCTCAGATATGCTCAGCATAAAATGCCCCGGCACCCAACCCTGCCGTCTGCTATGCTTAGAGGTTCGGTGGCCGTATTCCACATAGGAGGCGTATTCCACTGGGTTTTCAATCTCCACCGTCAGCATATTGCCGTTGTGCTGGATTTTCAGCGCGTTGACAAACGCCGTCACCTGCTCCGCGCTGGGCTTGCCTTTGCCCTTTTCTGCCTCCTCCTGCGTTTTGGCCGTCCAGCCGCGGCGCAGCGTACCGCCCAGCTTGCCGCTGGGATTAACCCGCTTTTTGTAAACATCGCCCTTTTTGTGATGTTTGGAATCGCGCTTGGCCGTCACCTCAATTTCCCGCGCGTAATCTCCCACCGGCGTAAGCTTAATAACCTTAGCCAGCAGGCGGGCAGCCAGCTCCTTAGCGCACTGGTCGATAAAAGCCGGGGCCTGCTCCTGCTGGATTTTATCCAGCTGCTTTTGCAGTTTCTTCATATCGCTAAAGGAAAATTTGCCGCCTTTCGCCATCTCAGGCCCACCCCATCCACAAACTCAAATATATCTCCTGATGAGAGGGATATGTCGCCGCCTCGCCGCTGGACGCATATTCAAAACGCCTGCCGTTCTGCTCCACCAGAATTTTACTGCCAGGCTTCAATTCAACCTCAGGCGCAAGGAACAGCTTCACACTCTGCCCCACGGCGGCCGCCGTATCCGTCTGCTCGGCAGCTGCTGCTTTCTCAAAACTGAGCCTGCAAGGCTGATTTTCCAAAATCACCTGCTCCTTTTGTTGGCTGATTTTGGTTTGCTCATCTCGCACCTGCCGCCGTTCAATAATCGTGCAAACGCCGCAATAGCTGCTTTCAATAGCTTTTCTGGCCATATCATAAGCTTTCAAAAAATCACCACCTCAGCCTGCGATAACAGGCCAGCTCCGCCCGGCCATAGCTCAGCAGATAATTAATCAGGCCGTTCAAACGCTGCTCCGGCGTTTGGCTGCCCTCCCCAGCGGCAAACACCACACTGGTATCGCCCGCCTGTATCTGCTTCACCGCCGCTTCCAAATCCAAGCCTGCCAAATCGTCAGGCGCAAATGCTTTCTTGGCCTGCAAAAACTCGCCCGCCGCCCATTCCACCGCAATCCGCTGCAATCCCTCCGGCACCTCGGCCAAATTGCAATCGTTCTTAATTGAGCCAGCCGCCTTGTCCAGCGCAAAGCCCAGCAAGGCCTCGTCCGCTGGCTGCACCTCATAGCCAAAAGCGGCCAGCCGCTCCCGCAGCCGCTTCTTCATCTCAACCACGGGAAATAATCCGGGCCAGCGGGATAGTCTTGTGGTTGATATAGGTGCGGTCGCTCTCTTTGGTTTCGCCGGAGTGAACCAACGCCCAATTCTGGCCCATCTTCAGCTCCGCGTCAGTCGGGGACAAGCTGGCCTGGCTCTTTTTCTCGTAAGAAATGCCATAAGGTGCAAAAACCTTGCGCTGCCGCACATAAAGCGTATCCTCACCGCCATTTTTAGCCGGGTCACGGTCCATTTCCACCGGCACCTTAGCCCCAATATCCTCAAAGGTAAAGGCCCCGGCGCCCATAATATAGGTGGTATATTTGGTGTAAGCGGGCGTTGCCGGCACGGCCGGAGTGTAGCCCGCCTCACCCTCCTTGCCAACAGCTGGCGTTTCTGGCTCCGCGGCCACTTCCTCCACCGGCATATCGTCGTCAATCACCACCAGCTTACCGTTCCAAGTGTAAAGCTCCAAATCGCGCTGCACGCCCTCGCTGTCGGTGTACTTCAAATGCGTCACCAGGTTCAGATTTTCCAAATTGGTAGCCACATCAGAGTGCATAAACACCAGGCTGAACTTTTTCTTATTAGCACCGCAGGCCTGGTTGGCCGCGCTGTTTAAGGTGGTGGCGGTGATTTTGCCCTCGCCCTGAGCCGTCACGTCATAGGTGTGCTTCTCCACAAACTCCTGGTTTTTGGCGCCGGTCATCGCAAAAACGCCGCTCAAAATGGCCAGGATGGTCTGCTGGTCTAAAGTATCAAAATATTCCGCCACCTGGTCAGCCACGTTTTGCATAAAATCCACGCCGCCGGTAATATCAAAGCTGAAATCCTTTTCCACCCAGGCTTTGGCGCGGCCCACCGCCACCATTCCCTGCTCAAAGGTTTTGGTGCTGGTGGCTTCAATATCCGTGGCTCCGTCGTAATTGACGGCCTCGCCGTCAAGCAAGCCGCGCATTGCAATGCGGGCGTAAGCGGTGCCGTTCTGGCCGCCAAAGGCGGCCTGCACATCAGGGTTGCGCACCAGCGCCTTAGATTTTACAATTTCGTTCATTTTCAGGTTTGGAACCCGCCCCACCATATAGCGGAACGCCTCCGGGTTAAAACTTTTTGCGTCAAATTTAGTGTTTGCCATTCAAATCTCCCCTCTCTTTACTTCAATTCCACGCCCGGATTTTGCTCAATATACGCGCACAACTCTTCATAGTTCATTTTGGCCGGCTCAAGATTGCCGCCAGGTCGTCCGTCAGAGGCCGCTCCTGGCTGAAAACCGCGGAAAGTCGGCTGCTGCGTCTCTGCAAACAGATAGCCGTCCGATTTTTGCAAGGCCTCCAGCTGTTCCGGCCAGCCTTGCAGCTTACCGTCCTCGCCCAGCTGCAATTTCTCCATATCCAACAGGACCCGCACCGCTTTCAGGTTTTTGGCTCCGGCCGCCGTCAGGGCGTTGTCAATAGCGTTATCCAGCTTTAGCTGAGCCAACTCCGCCTTGTGCGCCTTTTGCTGCTCGGCATTTTGCTGCTGCAAGTCGGCAATCTGCTTTTGCAGCTCCTCATTGCCCTCAGCCGCCTTTTGCAGTTCTGAAAATTGCTTGTCGCGCTCTTTCAGCGATTTTTGCAGGCTGCCCATTTCCACCAGCACCTTTTCGGCCTGCTCCTCAGTTAGGCCCAAGACTAGCAATTCCTCTTTGTTCATAAACTGTACCTCCTTAAATTTTCGTGTCTACGACATAATAAAAGCACCATGCAGAAGCCGCACAGTGCTTAACAACTTATTTAACTTGTAACTTTTCAAATTAACTATATAAATTTTAAATATTACATCAAAAATCATTTTACAGAAACTAAAACATTATTTTTAGCATTATCCCACAATTTTTCAAAATAATCTGTATAAACTCTAAAACCCTCACCGCCTTTATCAAATTTATACGTAATAGTTTGTTGACTACTATATCCTTGCCAATATGGACCAATATACAAATCATCATCCATTCGCCAATAAAAATCCAAAGTCATACAATCATAACCTCTAACTTCAATATGGCCAACATTTTTATTTTTTTTAGATTTTCTAGTTTTAGAATTTAAATCCTCTGCCCATTTTATCAAACTATTTATAGTATTTAAAATTTGTCCTTCGGTTTCATTTTCTTCTTTTTCGCGTTCTGAAATAAAGGAACTAGTTGGTGACATTGTTAAAATTCTAATAACCGTTCCGTTTTCAATACACTTTTTCACATCATCACCGTGGCTTGTCCTAAACGATTTTAAGCCAAATGCAACGACATCAAGATTGTTTCTTAAATATTTAATTTTGGGATCAGAGTCATTAGATTTTTCCGAGCGTTTATGATATATCTTGCTTATTTTCCATTCTTCCAGTGGATTTATTATTTTTTCTTCAACCAATAAGGCATTAACTAAAATTACAAGCGAAGAAGCTATAAGAGAACATCCTATACTTATCCATAGATTTTGTGCTGTCTTTAATGAAAAATAATCCAGCAGTATAAGACAGATTCCTGCCAACAAGATAAGTAATCCAGCAATAATAGATTTATAGTTATATTTTTTAATTATATCATTCTTCATATGCTCATTCCTCGATACTAATACACAATTTCGGCAGATTTATCATCCGGCCGATAAGGCTCGCCTTTTGTCAAGCAATCCTCAAGCAGGGCCTTAATTTCATCATCACTCAGGCCGCTCATCATAAACAGCGGCACATTTTCATTAAATCGGTCCAGATACTTTTTTATTAACTGTTCCAAACGAACCACCGCCTTTCTAAATATTATCAGCCAAAACGCTCAGCATTTCCTCAAACAAAGCATACGATTTAGGCAGATATTTCTTTATCGTTGCTAAACTTTCCGGATTGCTCATCGTGGCAGAAACCATTTCCGCAAAGGCTTCCGTGCCTAAACCCCATTCCACGCCGTTATAACTCCTTTTTGTCCAGTAAGAACCGCCGCCGTGGCCGATACCGCAGCGAATTTTCCCTCTTGTTGCTCCCTCTAAAATATCCGAAATATCTGTATACTGCATTAGACTCAAAGAGGTGATTTTGCGCTGCACAGCAACATAGGCCATAGATTTTGTTATTTTCAACTCAGGATGAGAAGCATAAAGAGCTGCGCTCTCTTGCCCAATCCACCCCTGATCCAGCCAGTAATCCCAATCTGCCTTATGAGCTTTCATATCCACAAGTATTGCCTTTACCCAATCGTCAACTTCCGCCTTAATAGTTTGGGGAAACAAGCCGTCCTGGTATGTAGATGAAAAATGCCACTGGCCGTTCGCCTCTCCCAACTGGGCGGCCAGGCCGTCAATCGCGTGCCCAGCCTCGTGAAACAAAGTAGAATACGGCGTATGATAGCTGTTTCCTTTCGCCACGCCATCTATATTCAAGTAAATATTATTGCCTGAACAGTAGGCCGTTCCACGATTATTAGCGTTGCCAACCGCTATTTTTTTTTCATAATGCGCCCATACCTTTTGCAAATCTTGATTAGGGCACTTTTCGGCCCTAGCGCAAATCTGGTCGTAATGCTCCTTGCCGAACTTTTTCGCAAATTCGCCATCATAATTCCTTTTTATTATACCACTTCCGCCCACCTCCTGCAAGCCGTTTTTATTACCGTCACCTAAAAAAGATTTTTCCCAATCCCGGTATTTCATATCCGCCGGCACATAGTAAGTTTTACCGTCCTCACCTCTGGCCGCCCTCTCGCCGCCCAAACTGAACTCATCATCGAAATACGGCACTGTGGTGCTGCGGCAGTTCACGTGGAAAGGTGGCGCGGTGACACCCGGCTCAAACTCGCTCATCGGCCGCACCGTTCCGTCCAACTCCTGGCAAATCTCCGAGGTGTGGCTGTCCAGCGTGGCCACAATCTCAAACTGCTCCACGCCAAGCTCGGCAAAACAATCCCGCTGCGCCAGGCTGCTGAAATAGGCCTCCTCGGTCATCATCAGCCGCCCGGCGTTGGTTTTAGACGTGCTCATTTTCTGGGCAATCGCGTCAATCGCCTTTTGCGGGTCTTGCCCCAGCATAACGCTACGGGTAAGCTCAGTATGCAGCTCATTCACCAGCTTATCCCGGCTGCCCCAAATCCGCTCGGAAAAGTTCCGCCCATCCGCCGCCCAGGGCTTAGCCAACAGCTTCTCCAACTGCCGCTGGTCAACGGCGGCAATATCCCAACCCACCGCAAAGCCCTTTTGCAGCTCAAACGCCGTATGATAGTAACCGCTACGGTAAACCTCGCCCAAAGTCTGGCCCACAAGCCCCTGCTGCTTGGCGAAAAGCTCCTCCAGGCTCTGCTGAGTGCGGATTTTCAACGCCTCCAGCCGGGATATATGAAAACGGGCGCTGGCGTTTTCCAACTGCTTCGCCCAGCGTCCGTCTATCGCATTTTCCGTCCCGCGTTTAATATATTCCTGCACATCCCATTTGAATTCGGACAGTTCCTGCCCAGTCAGCCAACGCCGGGCCTCGGCTAAAGAAATTTCGTTATTGTCGGCCAGTCTTTGATACCAAACCCGGATTTGCGCGTTCAGCTCCCGCTGCGTCTGCCGATAATGCCGCTCAATTTCCTGCCGGCTGCGCTGGGCCAGCTGGTTCTGAGCCGCCTCCAGCTGAACAAAACGCTCCCGCCAGTAATCGTTATGTTTCATTTAGCCCGCCCTCAAAAGGCGCATATTCCGCCGCCTGTTCCTGCTGCTTTGCCAGCCGCTCCAGCTCCTGCTGTACATCGTCCACCCAAGGGTGCTGCCCGATAATCGTTTCGTCGGATAAAATCCCCACCGACTGGCGGCAGTTGGCAATAATACTGCTTTCGTCCATCAGCATATCCCGGTTGAAAATCACATTAACCTGCTCATTGAAAAAATCGCCCAGCCCGGTGTTGGCCAAATACACATTGACAAACCAGAGAATATCCGCAAAAGCCGCTTGCAGCTCCGTTTCCATATCGTTAGCGTCCAAATCAATATCCGAATACATCGACTGAATATTCATCTGGTTGGGATTGCCGCTCAAACGGTCGTCCTTAGCGTCAAAGCCCATACCGTTTTCAATCAAGGCCTTTTTGAACAGCTCCAAAACTGTTTTGTAATTATCTGCGTTCACCTGAATTTCCAGCTTGTCAATCGCTCCGTCCGCCCCATCAACCGTGCGCACCTTAACCGCACCGTAAGCGGCCAAATTATGCCTAAACTCGCCCAAATCGGTGCCGTCATAATTCTTAATCACCAAAATGGTGTTGCGGGCGTCCTCCTGCATATTGTTCTCAAAATCGGAAAGCAGCACATTAAGCCCGTCCTGCAAGCTCTTAACCCGCTTCAGCAGCGGCTCCTCCTGCTCGTTATATTTAAGGGCAACCAAAGGCACCCGCTGCCAGTTAAGGCCTTGTGCCTCGCCCGCGGCCAGCTCCCAGGTCAGATAGCTTTGGCTGGGCTGGGCCGCGTCCGGATCAGGCTGCAAACGGCCGCCCCTTAACTCAAAGCAACGCACCCCGTCTGGGGCGTAAACCTCCACCTTGTCTAGCCACACCAGCTTGCGCCCCTCGTAGCCGGCCCGCTGGTAAAGCCGCACCGCAGCCTCCAGTTGGGTATGCTCGCTGTCCGCCCAAAAGGGCAGCACCTCGTAAGCCGGGAAAAGCCGAAAAGCCAGTCCGCCCTCAACCGCAAAGTAAGGGTAAAGCCAGGCCAGGCCACAGTTCAGCGCCGCCTTGCCGGCGTTTTTCAGCAGCCGCCGGAAACGCTTGTCAAACACCGCTTTCAGCAGCTCCAAATATTGCTTATTCTCACATTCCAGCACAAAAGGCTGGCCCAGCAGATAATTGGCCTTTTGCTTCACCAGCTTAGCATATTGATTATCAATCACCCGGTTGTTCGGCAGATTATGCAGCGGTTGCAGCCGGCCGTCCGCGCCAATCATTGTGCGCTGCCGCTGCAAAATATCGTGCTCATTCTCAAAGTAAAGCTGCCCCTTTATTTGCAGCCGCCGCTCCGGGCTACCGCGCCAGCGGGCAATCTCTCGCTCCAAAAATTCCCGGTCGGTCAGGCGGCTAGCCGCACCCCGGCCAAATATTCCCGCCAATCTGGCCGTCAAATTTTCCAGACCAAACAAGGCTTCCCCCTCCTCTACTCAAAACTAAAAGCGACCCCCTGAGCCGCCTCCTCCATTGCATAACGCATCGCGTCCATCAGGTGATTAAAATCGTCAATCGGCCGATTAAGCTGCCGGCCGGTCTGGCTGTCCCGCGCCCAGGTGTAATTGCCAATCTCCGTCAAAAAGTTTACGCATTTGGGCAGCACCAAAATCCGAAAATCCTGCAAAAAATCAATGCCGCTGTTCACGCTGTCCCGGCCCTTGCGGGCCTTGCGAATATGGACAAGCCCCAGCTCCCGCAGCCGGTCAATGCTTTTTGGCTCCGCACTGTCCGCCCGGATTCGCTCCTTGGCATATCCGGCCCGCTGCACCGCCTCGGCAATCCGCTCATTGCTCATCCCCCGCTGGTAAATCTCGTCAAACACCCACAGCTGCTTGCCAGCCACGTCCACCAGGCCGCAAAACAGGGCCGTAGGGTCGGCGCTGTAGCCAAAATCCAGGCCAAACGCCGCCTTAATCCCCGGCAGCTGCCGCACCTCCTC